GTTCCGCCCAGCGAGGGAAAGCTCCCGCGTCCCGAATATTGTTCGCCGGTCGGTAGCCAGCTCGGCGAGATCGAGGTCCGGATCGAACTGATGATTCAGACAATCGACTCACTTATCGAACGCGCCGCTGGTCCAAAGTACAACGGCGCTATGCAGGCGCAGTGCACGATCGCGCAGGAAAAACGCGCGCCCGAGGTGCAATCGAAGCTCGATCGCCTCTTCATGTTTTCCGAGCGCCTTTCTGAACGCATTGCCGGGCTTGAAATACGCCTCGGACCGGTTCTCCGTTCGGTTCCGCCCAGCGAGGGAAAGCTCCCGCGTCCCGAATATTGTTCGCCGGTCGGTAGCCAGCTCGGCGAGATCGAGGTCCGGATCGAACTGATGATTCAGACAATCGACTCACTTATCGAACGCGCCGAGGTTTAATACGCCGCGCGAGGCCGCGCCGATCCCGGCCGCCGTCTGGCGGCGCGAGCATCACGCGAAGATCTGGCGCGGGCAGGGGCGTTGCGTGCGCTGCTGTATGCGCGATCGCGAAGGCGTCGCGAGCTGCTGCAACGCGCCGATGTGCGCGACGTGTTTGGGCGAGCACAGGAAAGAACGCTGTACCGGTGCCGGATGAGTTTTCCTTTGACGATCTCGATCTCGATTGGATGTGCGAATGGGCGCTGAGACTGCGCCACCGAAGGTCGCTGCGCCGGCGGAACACGCCGCGCTGAAAACGCGCCTCGCGGAGTTCTTCCGACGATCTGGACATGTTGCCGAGGCCGGTGTCGAAGACGTCGTCGAAGGAACGCTGCAGGTGGTGATGGCGGGGAAGTTCGGCGAGTAATGTACAACCTGAAAAAAGCGTTGCGCTGGACCTTCGGCACGTCGGAGGGTCACTTCGCGCTGCTGTTCGCGTCGCTCGTGGCATGCGCCATCGGCGCCGCCGTCGGCGTTGCGCACGCGTATGAAGCCGCCGCCGCGCTCGCGCTGCCGACGCTTACGAAGCTAAAAGGCTGACAAGTTATGAAAACGTTCTACTCGATCCTCGGTAAGACCCTTGCGCTGGCAATCCTCGGCGCCGAAGCTTATGCCCAGGCGAATGCCGGCGGAGTGCCCAGCCTGCTCGAGCCCGAGAACCTCGCGACCCTGATCGCCGAAGCCGAAGGCGTTCTCGCGCCACCGGCAACGGCGAAGTAAATGGATCCACGCGTCCTCGTCATCGCGGCGATCGCGGCCGGGCTCTGGTACGGCGGCAAAGCTACCGCGTATGGCGTTGACAGGGCCGCGCATCGGGTCGCGCGCGCCCTGCATCGCAAAGCGCCGGCCGCGCCGCCTGTGAGTGCGAAATAACGGCAATGGATTCCGTAATCGATCACGAACATATGCGCGCGGATGACGACGGGATGCCGCCGGTGCCCGCGCCCGAATTGAATGGCGAAGAAGAAGCTCAAGCCCGCGGCGCCGCCGAAGCGGCGCCAGTCGCGCACGATCGATAAGAAGCCCGCGTTTCTGCAGGCTTACATCAAGTGCGCGGATCTCACGCGCGCGGCCGCCGCGGTGAAGATGGACCGCTCGAACCATTACCAGTGGCTCGACGACGATCCGAAATATAAGGCCGCGTTCGAACGGGCCAGGATTCAGGCCGGCCAGACGCTCGAAGATGACGCGGTGAACTGGGCGCGCAAAGGCATATTCGAACCGCTGGTCTACCAGGGACGGTTTCAGTATGTGCAGAAACCGGTCAAAATGCATGAGCTCGCGGACGGGCGAACAGTCCGCGAAGAGCAGCTTCCGGAAGACAAAACCGGCTTCGAGATCCAAAAGAGCTGGGTGGTCTGGGAAGACGACATCGGAAAGCCACTGGGTATATGGCGGAGATCGGAAGGAATGATGGGCAAAGCGCTCAAAGCCTTCATGCCCGAGCGGTATGGCGATCGCGTCTCGGCTGAGCTCTCCGGGCCCGGGGGCGGACCGATCGAGTCAGAACACCGCGTGATCTTCGTCAAGCCGACGCCGGCGAGCTGATGGATGTCGAATTTCCGCAGAAGCTCTACCCGCTTTTCGAGCCCCACAGGTTCAAGTCGATCCGCGGCGGCCGAGACGGCGCAAAGAGCTGGTCAGTAGCGCGCGCGCTGGCGCTGATCGGCGCGGATCGCGAGGAATTCATCGTCTGTGCACGCGAGACGATGAATGCGATCTCGGACTCGGTGCATCGGCTGATCGAGCAGCAGATTGACCTGCTGAAGATCCCGTTCTACCAGGTCGAGAAGGCAAAGATCCGGCACACCCGGACGGGCACGGAATTCGTTTTTAAAGGCCTCCGTCATAACCCGGAGGCGATCAAGTCGCTCGAGGGAGCGACGAAGCTCTGGGTCGAGGAAGCCCAGAAGGTCAGCTATCACTCCTGGTCGAAGGCGATCCCGACGATCCGCCGGCCGGGCTCCGAGATCTGGCTCACCTGGAACCCCGAACTCGAGGATGACGAGACGCACCAGCGGTTTGTGACGAACCCGCCGCCGGACTGCCTCGACATCGTCATGAACTACACCGATAACCCATGGGCGTCGGAGGCGCTGCGCGCGGAGCGGGAAGCGATGGAACGAACAAACCCGGCCGAATATGCGCACATCTGGCTTGGAGAGCCGCGGTCGACGATGGTCGGCGCGATCTACGAGCATGAGATGCGCCAGACGGAGACGGACGGCCGCATCGGGCGCGTGCCTTACGATCGCGCGCTGCCGGTCCACACGGCCTGGGATATCGGCTGGGGCGACAACACGGTGATCTGGATGTTTCAGGCTCAGCCGTTCGCCTGGCACTTCATTGACTACGTCGAGGGAAACCAGAAGGACATCGCGGAGTGGATCCGGATCCTGCAGTCGCGCGGGTACATCTGGGGCAAGGACTATTTGCCGTGGGACGCCGCATCGAAGATGTTCCGGGCGGAACTGGTCCAGACGCTCAGGAAGCTCGGACGCGACGCACGAATCCTCGATCGCGGCGATCGTGCCGCGGGCATCAATGCGGTGCGCGGGATTCTCTCGCAGTGCTGGTTCGATCGCGAGCGCTGCAAAGACGGCATTCAGGCGATGAAGCATTACCGCTACGGCGAGATCGAGCGCCTGGGAACATCGACGCGCGAACCGGTCCACGACTGGGCAAGCCACCCGGCTGACGCGATCCGCTCGATGGCTGTTGGGGTACGGAGCGAACTGAAGAGACCGCCGAAGCCGGCGGCCGGACCGCCGCGGCGGCCGGTAAGCGCATGGAGTTGAAATGGCAAAACTGAAAGCCGCGACACGCAAGCGCCTGCCGGCGTCCGAATTCGGCCTTCCCGGCGCGCGCAAGTACCCGATGCCCGATCGCGCACACGCCGGCAACGCGAAGGCGCGCGCCTCGCAGCAGGTGAAACGCGGCAAACTTTCGCCGGAGGCCGCGGCGCGGATCCGCGTGAAGGCCAACCGAATTCTGGGGAGTAAATGAGCGACGAACCAACAATGGAAACTGGCGCCGCGGCGCACGCGCACGGCATTCCTACAAGCGGCAGGTGGTGCACCGCAAGGGCGGCCCGAACGCGGGCATGGGCTACGAGCATCCGGAGTCGGAGGAATTCGTATTCGGACCCGACGACGGGAAAAAGATGATGGCCCACGTCGCGAAGCATCTCGGCATGAAGGGCGAAACCAAAGAAACGGACACCACCGACTGATGCGCAGCGCACACGAGCGTCAACAGATCAACCAATTTCTCGGCCGGGCCGGACTTGCCCAGCTCGACGAGGCCGGGCCGCTCGTCCAGCAACTGGCGTTTATGGTGCGCGACGAGGCGCATTTCCGGTCACTGCTCACCAGGTGCGATCCCGAGCAGCGGCGCGGAATGTACGAGGCCATGGTTCCCCATTTACGGTTTACGGCGAAACCGCTCGACGTTTATGTAGCGGAGGCCGCGCGCGACGCCGAAATCCGCCAGTTGCCGACCGTCGACGCCGCCGGCCAGTTGCAGCCGTTCCGCGCCGCCGAGGTCAGGTCGGATGAGTTTGTGATCCAGCAGGCGATCGCGAAATCACTGGCAAAGCACCACCTCATCATCAAGTGCGTGAAATGTACGCGCGAGGCCGACTTCTACGGCGAGCGGAAGATCGACGCGATCGCAGCCGCGCGCAACGAAGGCTGGACCTATGACGAGCTGAACGGCACCGGGCGCGAGATCTGCCCGCAATGCCCGGGCGGCAGAGCGAAGCGAATCAGTCCCCTGAATTGAGCCGATGGCCGACGAGCGCGACGACAAAGCGAGGTCAAAGGACGAGGCTCTCCTGCAGGAGATTCGCGACAACTACGCCTACGCGCTCGAGTATTGGACCGAGGCACGGGAAGAGCGCAAGATCGACATGCGCTATCTGCAGGGCGACCCGTGGGACGAGAAAGACAGGGACGGCCGCAAGGAAGCCGGCCGCCCGTGCATATCGCATGACGAGCTCAACCAGTACGTTAACCAGTGCGTCAATTCGGCGCGGCAATCGAAGCGCGGAATCAAGGTCGAACCGCGCGGCAATGGGGCCAGCGACAAGTCGGCCGAGTTCCGGCAGGACCTGATCCGCGCTATTGAATACCGATCACTGGCGCCCGCGATTTATGTGCGCGCCTTTCAGGACGAGGTGGAAGGCAGCTACGGATTCTGCCGCATCTCGCGGCGCTATGTCAGTGAGGACTCGGACGAGCAGGAGATAGTCGTCCGGCCGATCGCGAACCCGGACAGCGTACTTTACGCACCCGACTTCTCGGAGCCCGACTGGAGCGACGCGCCGTGGGCGTTTGTGATCGATCACATGCCGCGCGCGGAATTCAAGCGGCGATTTCCCGACGCGCAGATTATCGACTTCGGGAACGAAGAGATGGAGACGGCGCCGCAGTGGATCACCGACAAGAGCGTATTGGTCGCCGAGTACTGGAAGCTGGAGCAACGCGATACCGACAAGAAGACGCCTAAGGGCCGGAAGATCGTTAAGACGCAACTGGTCCAGTACATGACCAACGGCGTCGAGATCCTCGAAAGAACCGAGCAGCCCGGGCGCGAGATCCCGATCCCGGCCTTTATCGGCCAGGAACGCTGGATCGATGACGGCTCCGGGGCGAAACGCAAACTCGGCTCCCTCGTGCGCCTCGCGCGGGATCCGCAAATGTCTTACGCCTACCTCTGTTCGCAGCAGATGGAGGAGGCCGGCCTCAGTCCGAAGACGCCCTACATAGGTTATGTCGGGCAGTTCGAAACAGACGCGGATGCCTGGAAGACCGTCACAAAAGAGCCACACGGGTACATTCAGGCGGATGCGGTTACCGACGCCACAACAGGCCAGATTCTGCCGCTGCCGCGGCGCGAACCGTTCACGCCGAATTTCGTCGCTTATGAGGCCGCGAAAGAATCCTGCCGGCGCGCGATTCAGGCCGCGATGGGGATCAGTCCGCTGCCGACTTCGGCCCAGCGGCAAAACGAAAAGTCGGGCGTGGCGCTCGATCGCATTCAGACCGCCGAGGCAATCGGGTCCTATCACTTTCACGATGGTTACGACCGCGGGGTGACGCGCGCGGGGCGAATCATCGAAAGCTGGATCCAGCCGACGTACGACACCGAACGCGATCTGCCGCTCCGGAAGGCCGACGACACGCACAAAATGGTCACGGTCAATACCGATGCGCCATATCCGGACCCGGAAACTCAACAGCCGGTCCAGTATGTGATCGGCGACGGCGAGCACGATACGACCGTGTCGACCGGACCGAGCTACGACTCGCAGCGCCGTGAAGTCAGCGAATTTCTCGACACGCTGATCGCGGAGCTGCCGAAATTGCCAGTTGCGCCTCCGCAGGCCGCGAAGCTGCTGTCGATGGCGATCCGCATGAAGCAGCTCGGGCCGAAAGGCGACGAGATGGCAGATATCATCTCGCCCGAGAACCCGGAGGCCGCGGCGCAGGCAGGCCAGCAACTTGCGGCCACACAGCAGCAGCTGCAAGGCGCGCAGCAGTTGATCGGCGAGCTGCAGGCCGAACTGCAGCGGCTCACGATCGAGAAACAGGGCAAGGTTGTCGACAACGAGTACCGCATGGCGCTCGAGCGGCTGAAGATCGAGGCCGACGCGGCGAAAGCCGAAATCATGACCAAGGCGCAGAGTCTC